AAAGCAGGTAAGAAATCTGTACAAGAGTATTTAGAAGATGAAGTATTCGGTATTCCATATCATGTATTTAAAAATATAATTATCCTATCAGTAAATGATTTTAAATCATTTTTAACTATGTCAAATCAAGACAAGAAGCAGATTATAGATAGGATGTTTGGTTTCTCTATTCTTAATGATATGCAAAGGCAAATCAAAGACGAACGTAGAGATATTAAATTTGATATTGATGCTTATGATGCTGAGTTAAATGAGATAATGAATTCAATTGGATCAGTTAAAGGTAAATTAAATACTCTACTTGCAGAATCTAAAACTGCAAATAAATCTAAGATCCAAGAATTAAAAGACCAATTAGTTACTCTACATGAAACTGTATTAGATATTGAAGCTAATCGTACGAAGGAAGAAGATGCGATGAATAAGTTCAATAAAGAATATAATGAAAAGAGAACTGAGGCTGGGGATATTAAAAGAGAGATTGATTATCTAAATAAGAAGTTAAAGTTATATGAAAGTGGGCATTGTCCAACTTGTGAAACTAAGTTAACTTCTGATTGGCACGTAAAACAAAAAGATTCTTTTACTGAAAAGATTGATGCCAGTACAAATGATATTAAGTCTATTAAAACAGAGATGGATGCTCTACAAGATAAAGTTTTAAAGGCTAGAACTGCTAAACTAGATTTAGAAGGTCAGATCTCAGATAATAAAGTAACGATGCGTGGTCTTAAGGCGGAATTAATGAAGTTAAAAGATACTCCAGAAGGAGCTGACTTCGATCACTTAAGAGGACTTATTACAGAGTTTGAAGAGAAGGAGGCTGAGAAATCTGCAAGTAAAGACCAGTTAAATGGTGACTATAACTTTATGGAAATCGTAGAACAAGTATTAGGTGAAGATGGTGTTAAGAATTTAGCAGTTAAAACTATTCTACCAGGACTTAATACTAATATTGCAGCCATGGCTCAAACCATGCACCTACAATTCCATATTAGATTTGATGAAAAGTTTAATTGTATTATTAACCACCTTGGTGAAGATATTAATCCAATGACACTTTCAACAGGTGAGCGTAAGAAGGCAGACTTTATTGTTATTGTTGCTATTATTAAAATACTAAAACTAAGGTTCCCGCAACTAAACCTTCTTTTCTTAGATGAGTTATTATCTTCTGTAGACCATGATGGAGTCTATAATATTCTTAAGATACTTAATCAAGTTATCAAAGAACATAAGATAAATACTTTTGTAATCAACCACTCTGTGTTACCTCATGAGATATTTGATAAGAAGATTCAAATATATAGAGAGAATGGCTTCTCTAAGTTTACTATCGAAAGTATAGATTAACGGGGATATATAATAAAACAAAAAAGATTAAAAACTAATTATGGCTACCAACACCAATTCAAGAATATGGTCTGTTTTCACAGGTACCGTTCATTCAGCACCTTCAAATTATACAGCCTATGGGCCTAATACTAGATTAATTCGTGCTAATCAACAAGCAGAATCTAATGTCTATTCAGGATTAACTGATTCTTATTGGATTAACGGGATAAATGAAGCTAGAGCAGGATTTGCATGGCACATAGCATATTTAATTTGTAATAATGAAGGACAACCTCAATTATCTACAACAACAGGTACACAACCTACACCTCCGCCTGATAATGCGGACAATCCTCAGTTAGAAGAAAGCAACGCGTATATTAGATTTAAAGCTGGAACTGGTAATGATGCTTTTGTTGCAGCAATTCAACATATTAAGCAGTTAAATGAAGACGCCGGAAATGTACTTAATAACGGGTCAATGCCCCAAGACAAGGCTCCTGCAGCAACATGGAAAACTTGGGCAGATAGTAACCTAGATTATTATACTAACTTTGTAGCTGAGGCAACTACAACTACAACTACACTTACAAGTTACAATGGTAGAATTTGGACACTACTTAACGAAAGTGGAGATCCTGTACTGTATAACTATTATCCACTACAGCAAGCTGATATTGAAAATCCAACAACAGCGTCAGCTTCTTCACCACTTGGTGCTGGACAAACAAGAGAAATATGTTCTTTAGCTCAATCTGAAGCTGGATTAGTTGACGTAACACCTTCTCCAATCGGTGATGCAGTTCCTGCATGGAGTGCAACTCAAACCGGTGTGGTATGTGATGGTGGCGACACTAATTATTAATAGAACTTAACCAAAATAAGTAAAAATGGCCAATAGAAATATTGGCCATTTTTGTTACCAGTAAAGGTTGATATATAATCTATGGCTACATATAATTTAAAATTTAATAAAGACGACTCAGTTATTAGACATGTTGTTGTCGGACTATTAGCAGACCTCAATAGCAAATTAAGCTTTTGGAGACAGATTAGTAATGATGAGAGAGTCGAGGTAGATGTACCCTTCTTTTACGCAGTTTCTGGTGATGAGAATTTTATGAAAGATAATTTCTTATTCTCTAATGTCAATGGGCTAGGCTGTGACCCTGATGGTGAATTCGCAGATGGTAATTATGATAAAATCCCAAGAGGTATTGTAAATCTAACATCATTTAATGTAGACCCTGCTAAGCTAGTTAATAAAAGAAATATGGGTCAATACTCGATGATGAATGAGCAGGGTCTAATGGAAGGCTTTGTCGCTGAGTTTGAGATGATTCCAGTAGTATTAGGAGTCGATATTGAGATTTTAGTATCAAGTCAGTTAGATCTATTTAAAGTTACTGAGGCTATTGTTAAAAAAATGTATAAGGCTAATTTTTATCATGTGGATGCTGGACATTTAGAAGAGGGTACTTATAGAATCTCATCTGAGTATATGATGCCAGAAGATTATACACAAGAACGTCCAATTGAATATTCATTTGATGATAAAGCAAACCATAAAATAACATTTAGTTTAGAAATTAATTCGTTTATACCTTCATTTGATTTTGAAGAAGATACTTATAGAAAGTATACAAGAACTAATTATGCAAATGCTGTATGTGGTGATTATGAAAATCCAAATGGGTTTATCGATCCAGGTTTTACACCTAATGTTTATTATGATAGTTATTATCCTGCTAAATGGGAATCAAACGGTATTGAATGGATAAAAGTTGAAGATGGTTTAAGTTGCTCAGATCCAGCAGTAGCAGCCACTTTAGGTAATCTACAGAATACAGAAACTCAGATTAAGAGAGTATCTAGACGTAAGAAACAATCGAATAGAATGTTTACAATTGGAAATAGTAATATAGTCGTCCCACCTAAGGATGAGCCTAACTCAGCGCTCTTCGGTGATAACTTCACTGTGAAAGGAAATTTGGATGATATATAGTATAAGAAAACATAAATAATTTGAAATGACAAATTCAATAAACAAAGAATTAACATCGCCTATTTTAGAACAAGGACAAGGTTTCCTATTTCATGCGGCAGGTGCTAACTTTAAAATTACAGGCAATCATATTGAGAAGGTTGATGAGAATAATGATTTATTTAATAGCCTAGTTGCTGCTAATAAGTCTTTCGAAATTACTAACGAAGGCATCTCTTTTTTATATGACTATAATAGAAAACAAATTCTAAATAAAGTAGAAGAGGGTGCTGTAGAAGCATTTGATGCTTTATCTGAATTAAATGAAACTGCTTCCTTTTTAGAAGGTAAAGCAAAAGAATTAAAACTAGCTGGTAAAAAGGGTGACGCTCTAACAGAAGTTACCAAAGAACTAGATGCTACTCAAGCTAAAATAGAAGAGGCTAAATCTTCTCCAATTGCAATTAACTTTAGATATAACAAAGAATCAGGTAAATTCTTTGCAGGTAATATTGAAGTGACAATGGGTAATGAAGAGAGATTATCAGAAAGATTCTTTAATGTTGGTTATATTAAATACCAGGATAAAGCAGTCTTAGAGATGTTTCAATTAGCTTCAGAAAACTTTGATACTTTTAAGGTTTTAGATTTCTTAACAGAATCTAAGTCTGGTCAAGTTACAGTTTTAGCAATGAGAGCAGAAAATAGAGTGTATACTTATAGAGTAAACGAAGATACTAAATTAGATAAATTCCAACAACTATTAGCAGATGCTGCTGTTGAGTATGTTGCAACCGAAACAGGTGCAGATATAACTGAACAGTTTTCTGATTTATTAGAGGCTGCTGCTAGTGTTAGTAGAGTAAAAGATGATAAGATTAACCTATATAAAGAAATGTTATCCTTCCTATTCGACCAAAGAGGTAGATTAGCAGAAGCTGATAGAACATTACCAGATATTAAAGCTGCAGATAATTTAATCGAAACTGAAATTAAAAAAATCCAATCAGATTTAAAGGTTTTAGAAGAAGAACAATTAGGTATTGAGGATGGTTATGTAAATGCATCTTTAAAAGGTGAGGTTGACGGTTTACCAGAAGACGCGCAGGTTAAAGTTGATGCTGTTGAATTTAATCAAGCAGGTAAGAATGATATTTTAACTGTATTCATAGAGAACAAACCATTCAGAGTAGAAAAGTACAAGATTAATATTTCACAAGAAGACAACGTATAATTGTTTTAAATTTTAATTTTAAATTTAGAAAAGCCCATTTCGAAACAAATGGGCTTTTTTTCATATAATTAGTAAATAATTAGAACGAAACGTGCCAAGAAAAAAGAATTACTTAAACAATAGGGATCTATACGATCAAATTGTTCTCTCAAAAGAGGCGGATAAGTTAACGCCCGACGCAGAGAAAATGTTAATACTTCTGGCTGAAAGAGCAATAAATAGATTAGTATATCTAAATTCAGATGATAAAAATGATTGTCTACAATTTGCTATTTTAGACCTATTAAAGTATTGGAGAAACTTCAATCCTAAATATACTAATGCATTTGCATATTTTACAGAAATAGCAAAGCGTGGTTACGCTAAGGGTTGGAATAAACTACATCCACAGAAATATAAAAATACACTTTCTATGGATAAGATTAACACCAATAACGGTAGCTCGGAAGGCGGAATGTTTAACATATAAATGTCAATAAAGAACTTAAAACCAAGCGGTAACTCAGGATTTGTACAAGGCTATTTTAACCCAGAAAAACCTGACAGATATATCGGACCAACTCCGATCATTTATCGTTCCTCTTGGGAAAGAAAGTTTATGATTATGTGTGATACGAAAGATAACGTATTAAAGTGGTCCAGCGAGCCTGTTACGATTAAGTACAGGTCTACAATGGACAAGAAAGAACATAAGTACTACCCAGACTTCTATATGAAGACAAAGGGCCAGGGCGATGAAGGCCCTGTAGAGTGGTTGGTTGAAATAAAACCAGAAGCCCAGATTAAGAAACCACTTCCCCCAAAAACTAAATCTAAAAAGGCACTTAATTCATATAAATTTTTAGCTGAACAATATATTAAGAACAGAGACAAATACGCCTATGCAAATGCATGGTGTGAAAATAGGGGTTGGAGGTTTATTGTCCTAACAGAAAAAACTCTTAAGTAATGGGACAGGTACTAAAAGACATAAGGGCATTAAGTAAAGAAGCTGGCGGAAAGAGAAGGGCTGCATCCGATGCAGAAGAATGGTTCCAAAGTACATCTAAATCTATAAGAGTAAAATCGGTTGCTAGATCGATGCGAAGATTTGAACCTGGAAAAATATATGTTTTTAGATATGAAAATCCAGTTTCAGCATTTTGGTGGGATAGTAATCCAGTAGTATTAGCTTTAGACCCATCAGATTCAGGTAATGATATGGGTATTAATTTAAACATGTTACCAGTACCTATCAAAGAACAGCTTTTAGATTTTGTATACGAACAATACAAACAATATATTAATGGGCAGACTAGTGGCGTTAAGGCAGAGAACGCTAGAGCTCAAGCACCACTATCATTAAGTTATAGAGGTGCAAAAGCGTTTTTACAACGTTATGGTTTTGATTTTGCGATTAGACAATATAAAGCTAGTCGTAAATCACAACAACAGGTGGTATCTTATGAGCATTGGGCAAGAATAGCCTTATGTGACTTTTTAGAGTTAAACAACTCATCAGTTGGTAAGATTAGAGCAGCCTTCAGAAACCACCTAAATAAATGAGATATATAAAACAGAAATAATACTATATTATGGCAGGATTTGCAGATAAAAGAAACGGACCACTTAGTTCTAACACAAGACCATTTAGCCTCTCAGGTGCACTGAAGACGCTAAGTTCTTTTGGTATGCGCTATGATGATATGGTTCTACGTCAATCCCAAGCTATTGGTCCAATGGAAGACCAATTTGGCTATAAGGAAATGAATCCATTTGGTTTAGATAATGATGACATCTATGGTGCGTTTGCAGCACTATCAATGGGTGACATCAACATGAAGAAGAATGTACCTTTCTTTGACATTGATTATCCAGGTAAGAGAGATGAGTTGAGAAGATTCTCAATGAATGATGAGGTTGAAGATATTCTAGATATTCTTTGTGATGAGGCAGTGGTATATGATGATAAAAACTTCTTTGCACAACCAGAGATTATGGGACTTGATGTCTCAGACCAGGTTAATAAAGACCTGAACAAATACTTTAGACAAATCTATCACTACTTTGGATTTAATGGTGAACAATCAGCATGGTACTTCTTTAGAAAGTTCCTAGTTGATGGTTACTTATCGTTTGAGATAATTTATTCCCCAGATCAAAAAGAGATTATAGGTTTTAAAGAGATCGATCCAATTACTCTAATGCCAGGTTACAATAAAGATGATGGTAAGAAAGTATGGATTCAATATAAAGACGATCCTGTAAAGGAGAGAGTACTTTATGATTCTCAAATTATTTACATTTCATATTCTTCCCTTTCAACTGCTTCAAGAGTAAGTTACGTTGAGAGACTAGTAAGATCTTTTAACTTACTAAGAATTATGGAACACACCAGAGTGGTATGGGCAGTAACTAACGCTTCATTTAGAATGAAGTTTATTATACCTGTTGGTGGTAAATCTAAAACAAGAGCAAAACAATCATTGGCACAGCTAATGAATAACTATAAAGAAGTTGTAGACTTTGACTTTGAATCAGGAACATTACAAACTGATGGTAAGCCAATGTTACAATTCTCTAAAGAATACTGGTTACCTTCTAAAGATGGAGAAACACCAGAAATTGAAACCCTTGGTGGTGATGGCCCAGATCTATCAGACACTGAAGCACTTAAATACTTCTCAGATAAATTAAAAGAGGTTTCAAAAATTCCTTACAATAGATTCTTATATGAAGATGATGGTGGTGACTACGCACTAGCCGGTGACGGTATGGTAAGAGATGAGATTAAGTTTGGTAAATTTATCAAGCGTTTAAGATCAGTCTTCCAAGAGATATTAGTAAAACCACTTTATATTCAAATGTGTCTTAAGTACCCAGAGTTTGTGGACGATCCACAGTTTAAAACTCAAGTAGCCTTAAGATATAATGAAGAGAATGTATTTGCAGAATTAAAAGAGCAAGAAATCATGCAATTGAGATTAGACTTTATCGCAAGCATGAGAGACTCTCTAATGACAACTAATCCAGAAACTATGGAAGAAGAATACTATTTCGACCAAGAATATCTAGTAACTAAATACTTAAAATTAACTGACGACGAGATTAGAGCTAACAAAGCCTATAAGGCAAAGGAGGCTAAAGATAATGCAGAGGAGCCTGAGAAAGAGGACCCGAATGCACTTTAACCTAGATTCGCCAGAAAAAGAGATATATAAATTATGAAAAACGATTTTAAAATAATTAAAACCTTTGAAGATTTTATAGCAGAGGATGCTATGAAGGCAGGTGAAGACTCTAAAATTTATGTCGAAGACTTAAAATTAGATTCTGGCCCTACAATCAAATCCGCTGAAATATTAGGAGTTATTACTTCTTCTAAAACAGAGGGCGAATTTAAAGAGTACTTCTATGCAGAGTATGGAGTAGATGCTTTCGCTGAAGGTGAGATGGATGTTCTAGTAGCATATTATTTAGATAAATCGGCAGAGGACGCTGAGCAAGAGAAGGAAGAAGAGAAAGAAGCCGAAGCAGATGCTGGTGGCGGAGAAGAAGATCCATTAGCAGGCGTCTAAAAGATATTAAGATATTTGTATAATACAACAAGATATATAATAAAAATAGATAAACCATAGATATGGCAAACAAAAACGACTTATTGATCGTAGAAATGTCTTCATCTCAGTTAAAAGTAGCTGAAGGTGAAAACAAAGAGTACATTCTAGAAGGTATCTTTGGAGAAATTGACTCCAAGAATAAAAATAATCGTATCTACACTGAAGATGAGTATGTTCCTCAAATTCAGCAATTACAAGATAAGATTAAATCTTCTAAACTATTAGGTGAATTAGATCACCCACAACAGTTTGATGTTTCTCTTAAGAATGTTTCACACATTATTGAAGAACTTTATTACGACAAAGATAACAAACACGTTAAAGGTAAAATCAGACTTTTAGATACTGATGCTGGTAGACAAGCTAAAGCTCTTGTTGATGCTGGAGTACCTTTACAAATCTCTTCTAGAGCAGCTGGTGCCGTTGAATCTAACGGTAAAGTTAAAATCAAGCAATTATTTACTTACGACTTAGTAGCAGATCCTGGATTCGCTAATGCTGAGTTAAAGAGAGTAAATGAATCTTATGGCTTTGATGATAACTCAGGTCTATGGATCTACGAAATGAACGGCGAGGGCGCAGAAGCTCCTGAAGTAGCACAAGAAATTACAGAAACCAATATAGAAACAAATAATAATAAAAACATGGCAGAATTTGTAAAGGCTGAAGATTTCCACAAGTATTCTGAGTACTTAGCTAACGAAATTAAAGGCATTAAAGAGTCTATCGGAGCGAATAGCGAAGATAACACGTTAGAGAACGTAAAGTCTCATAACGACCACATCGTCGAGCGCGTTAATACTCTCTCAGAATACGTAGAGTATTTAGCTGGCAAATTAGACGAGTCAATCCAATATACAGAGCATGTAGCTGAAAAAGCCGATCAAGGTATTTCATATACAGAAAATGTAGCAGAAAAATTAGATCAAGGTATTCAATACTCTGAGCATTTAGCTGAAGCTGTTGGCAAAGTTAAAGATTTTTCTAACTATTTGGCTGAACAATATAATGAAGGTACTGAAACTTCTGAGAACTTATTATCTTATGTAGAGTATTTGAAAGAAAATCTACAGAACGTTTCTGAGTATGCAGAATATATTGCTACTCAAATTAACGAAAACTTAGTAACTGAAGAAGAAGTTGAAGAAACTGAAGAGGTTGCTGAAGAAGAAGTTGAAGAAACAGAAGCTACTGAAGTTGAAGAAACTAAAGAAGTTGCTGAAGAAGACGAAGCTGGTGAAGGTGCTGAAGAAGTAGTCGAAGAAGAAGGCGAAGAAGTTGAAGAAACTGAGGAAGTTGAAGAAACTGAAGAAGTTGAAGAAACTGAGGAAGTTGAAGAAACTGAAGAAGTTGAAGAAACTGAAGAAGCACATCACGAAGAAGGTGAAGTTGAAGAGACTGAAGAAGTTGAAGAAGAAGACGAAGCTGGCGAAGGTGCTGAAGAAGTAGTTGAAGACGAAGTTACTGAAGAAGAAGCAGAAGAGGTTGAAGAAACTGAAGAAGTTGCTGAAACTGAAGAAGTAGTTGAAGACGAAGTTGAAGAGACTGAAGAAGTTGAAGAGACTGAAGAAGTTGAAGAGACTGAAGAAGTTGAAGAATCTGCTTTAGATACTTACAAAAAAGAAATTTCATCTAAGTTAGACGCTCTAGTTGAGGCTGCACAAGTTAAAGAAAATGAAAATCCATCATTCTTTAAAGTTGTATCTAGCACAACTCAAGATAAATATAACGCTCTAAACGAAGATGCTAAAACTGAAGTTAGACAAAGAGTTGCTAAAAGAGGTTTTATGACTGAAGGCGAAATCAACGCAATCGTTGAATCTGCTGAAGCAGTTGTAGAAGCTAAAACAGCTGAACCATTCTTTATCACTGCAGCTCCTGCAGAGTACAAAGAAAAGTTCGAAGCTCTTTCTGAGTCTAAACAAAATCAAATCAAAGCTCAATCAAAATACCATACTCTAAAAACTGAGTATCAAGTTAGAAACTTCTGGGAAACTAGAGATCTAAGAGAGGTAAAAGTTGACCTAGAAAAGTTAGCTCCTGTTAACGAATCAGCAGTTAAAGCTGAGAAGAAGAACGAGCCACTTTACGATGTGTCTAGCTACGCTGAGAGCTTAAAGAAAAGATTTAAAAAGTAAAGATATATAATTAATCGACGATAAAGGAGTAAGAAGCAGAAACTCCAAGCAAGTCGAGTTCAGAAATGAACGCTTAAACAAAACCATTAAAAAAACAATTTAACAAAATGGCAAATTTAATTAATGAAGCTGAAGTTAGAAACACTTGGTCTCCGATTATCGAAGAAGCAACTGGAATTAACGAAAGCTCAAAGCTAGCTTGGATGTCAGAATACTGCCACAATCACAAGCTTTATGAAGATGCAAACATCATGGCCTTAGGCACTGCTGGTAACATCTTTGGTATGGGAGCAACAAGCTTCCCAGGAGGTAACAATACTGCACAAGGTGGTGCAGGTGACAACGGTTCAGGTGACAAATCACCAACGTTATTACCTTTAGCAATGCAAGTTGCTGCTCAAACAATCGGTTTAGACCTAGTACCTGTTGTACCTATGGCTGGACCAATGGGTCTTTTATCTTACCTAGACTTCGTATACGAAGGTGGTAAAGTAGCTGGTTCAACAACTCCAACTTACATCAAGTATGGTGACGGAAATTCAGATAAAGTAGGAACTGACGTAAGAGTTGGTTTCTCAAGAATCGACGGTAAAGCAATCATCAGAATCGTTGATGCATTAGATGCTGGTCAGGTTATTACTGACAGATATGCTGGTGCTGAATTAGTAAAAGCTTTAGAAGACCATATTCCTGGTTTCTCTGGTGCTGATGACGCTGGTTCTCCTTTTGATAGAGGTGTTGGGGAACAAACTCCAGACAAAGTAATGGGCTTAAGCTTATTCTCTAAATCAGTTTCTGCAGAGACTTTCCAAGTAGCTGCTGCTGTAACTAGAGAGCAAGTTCAAGATCTAAAACAATTCGGTGTTGACGCTGTTGCTCAAGTAGAAGCAGTTTTAACTAACGAATTAACTCAGTCTATCAACAACCACATCTTAACTAAGATGAGATCAATCGCTGGTTCTACTAACGGTTTAGGATTTACTATTCCTGCTGCTGGTGCTTTATCTGGTGGTGAAACTATCGCTGACCAACACAGAGCTATCTTAACTTCAATCCTTGCTGCTGCGAACTTAATCGCGCAAAACGGTAGAAGAGGTGCAGGTAACTTCGCTGTTGTAGGTGGTAAAATGGCATCTGCTTTACAATCTGTAGCAGGTTTCGTTGCTTACCCAATGGCTAACACTGTTAACCAAGTTGCAGGTTCAATCTATCCTTTAGGTTCTGTAGCAGGTATTAACATCTATACTGACCCTTCAGTTGCATTTGACTCTGGTGAAGTATTAGTTGGTAGAAAAGGTGACGGTAACGGTCCAGGTCTTGTATTCATGCCTTACTTAATGGCTGAATCAGTACAAGCTATCGTTGAAGGTACTATGGCTCCGAAAGTAGCTGTAAAATCTAGATACGCATTAGTTGAAGCTGGATTCCACCCACAAACTCAATACGAGAAATTTACTGTTGGCGCTTTTAGACTATAATCTAAATAACAATTAGTAACTTTATATTAAAGGCCCTCTTTTTGAGGGCCTTTTTTTATATAAAAAATTAAGCAAAAACATCTAGATATATAAAACATAGACAAACACATATATCGAAAAATGATTAAAACCAATAAAGTAAAATTATTTGAAGAGTTTGCTGCAGGTGAGGTTTCAAACCCAGGCCAAAATGTCGCACCCTTAGGTAATGCTAACACATCTTCTATATCAGTTGATAAAACTGTTAAATCTACAGGAGATAAGGTTCGAGCAGAAATTATTGCAGATGTGGATAAAATTCTAACTAATTTAGAAACACTATCAAAGCAAATAACAGAGACTGTAAATAAAGATTTTTTTTTTCAAGAAAATAGACCACTAAACGAAAGCCTAGACGCAATCTTAGGATGGGTTAAGAAACAGGCCAACTTCGTAAAGGGTATAGCTCTATTAAAAGGTAAATATAAAGATTTACTTTCTAATGCTAATGCAGATATTATTGCTGCTAAAGAATATGATGCAGTAAAAAAAATAGAAGCTTCTATTGATAAAATGAAGCGTGCTAGGGATGAAGCTGCTGGTCCTAAAAAGGATGCAATCAAACAAAAAGCAATTGCCACAATTAAAGCACTTAAAGAGAAGAAGTCAGATCTTAGTGAAAAATTCGAAGAGGTAAAAGAGCAGGCAAAACAAGCTTTAGAAGATGCTAATGAAGACCTAAAGAAGTATGAGGAGAATATGCCAAGTGGTAGCGAAGGAGATCTTTATGCTAATACTAAAAAGAAAATTGTTAACGAAACAAAGCTAGAAGGCCTAAGAGAAAAGGGTAGAATTGCAAAAGAAAAGGGTAAATCAGATGCTGCAAAAGAGGCTGCTGATGAGCTTAAGAAAATGGGAGCCAAGTCTAAAGAGGCAGATGAAGCTATTAAAGAGCTTTCAAAAGATGTCGATCCTAAGTTAGAAGAGGATATTAAGAAAATTCAAACTGAAATTGATAGAGAAAAGGATGAGGATCTTGCACCTGTACAATCTAAAATTGCTGATATTAAGAAAGATCTAGCAGACGCAAATCCGGAACAAAAAAGTAAATTAGAGGCAGAGCTAGCGGCAGCGAAACAACAAGAAGATAAAACACAAGAAGGTATTTTCTACTTAGAAGATTACCTAGAAGAGTTAAAGGCTCAAAGAGCTGCATTAAAGGGCGAAGATTACGAAAAGAAAGATTCTAAAGTTGGCAGTACTGAAGATGGTAAATCTGATACAAATGAGAATCCGTTAATGAAAGATGATGGAAAAGAAGAAAAACCTGAAAATCCAGAAATTAAAAAGGCTCAAGATAAATTAGCTTCTGCTCAAAAGTCATTACAAGATGATGAGAAAGAATTAGCAGAAATACCTGATGCAATTAAAAAGGTTGATGGTGATATTACAAAAGCAAAAGAAACCGTAGCGGCTTCCGATCCACCTAGTGCAGAAGATATTGAGAAAGTGGACGATCAAATTAAGAAGTTAGAAGATGAACTACCGGGTTTAATGGATAAATTAAATTCAAGAAACCACCCAGATGTTATGTCAAAAAAACTAGAAATTGCACAAGCTAAATTAACTAAAGCTGAGCTTGGCGGAGATGCTACTGAGATTGAAGATGCAAAGGCCGATGTTGGATCTGCAAAATCAAATTATCAAGAGGCTGTGAGTTCACAAGAAGAAGTCGAAGAGGCTAAATCTTCTGACCAAGAAGCTGCAGTACAAGTTGCAAAAGATGAAATTGAAGATCTGAAAAAGAAAAAAGAAGATCTTAAAGATAGAGAGAATGAATTAAAAGATAAAGAGATTCCTC